AATGGAAAGCATATATATATTGATTCTACAAATGGCAACTTGGTTATTGAGGCTGTAAATGTTGAAGAAGATGAGCAGATTGAGATAGAAATCACGGTAAGTGGTACAATATATGAAGCGGAATTTGGAGAAATTACATCATGATAACTAACACTGGTAAAAGCATTATAGGTAAATACATGCTTGGACAGGCTCCAGCCTATGCTTCTTTTATAGCCGTTGGCTGTGGTCCTACACCTCTTGACCTTGAAGACAGCCCTGGAAATTTTGCCACAAAGGAAGCCCTTGATTTTGAAATGTTTAGAGTTCCAGTTTCTTCTAGAGGGTTTGTTAACGAAAACGGTGTTAATAAAATTGTATTAACTGCAGAACTACCAACAGAAGAAAGATATGAAATATCTGAAGTAGGACTATACTCAGCAGGATCTAACCCATCTGCGGGAGCATATGATAGCAAAACAGTATTTGCTTTTACAACTGCAGAAAATTGGCAATACCATACAACCTCATCAGCAATTGCAATTCCATCATATTCCTCTCCACTTGATGATCCAAACGATGATAATGTTATTGCAATACCAGAAGCAGTATTTCAAACAAACGCAGATAACTCTATTTTTTATAAGCCTGCTCGTTCTGCAAGATATGAAAGATGTAGATTTTTAAATAATACAATATTTATTGAAGGTGATGATTCAGATATTACCCTAAGCGAAGATAGTGGTCCAACACTTGATCACTTTGTTATAGAGGCTGGATCTAATCATATACATTTAACTGGTGCAAACGTTGATTTTACAAGAAACTCTCCAACAGATGAATTAAAGTTAGCATTTTCTTTAGTAAATAAAGATGGAGATTCTAACGCAATCCCAGAAACAGTTAGAGTTCTTGTTGATTTTGCATCAACTGATGACGGATCTGGAGAATATGCTAGATTTGAAGCAGAGATAAATCATGGTACATCTGGAAACCCAGATCTAGTTCAAGATTTTTCAACCAATAGATATTTTGTAATAACAAAACAATTACAAGAACTTTATACAAGTGCTAACTTTACCTGGAATGCTGTAACTGTTGTTAAAATTTATGCATGTGTGCTTTCTGAAGATAGTGGACCGTCACCAGTGCCATCATCAGATTATTATATTGCTCTAGATGCCCTTAGACTAGAAAATGTAGCAACAGTAAATCCACTATACGGTCTAACAGGATATTCTGTAATTAAAACTGATGGTGCTGAGACAATTATTAAATCACCAAACACAAGTAATTATATTGAATTTAGATTTTCAATTGGGGTAACATAATGGAAAATGAAACCATTAAAAAGGTTAAAGTTGAACAAGATAATCTTCCAACAATAAATAGTTCTACTGAAAAGTATGACATTAGATATAGAATTATTTCTGAAGATAAAAATAGAACCTCACATTGGTCTCCAATTGTAACACTTGATCCAGAGTATATTTATGTTCCTGGAAATATAACAATTGTTTCTTCAGGAATAACCACAGTTGCTTGGGATACCGTTACAATTAAAATAGGAACTCAAGTAATTCGTCAGGCTAAGGATTATGATGTTTGGGTAAAATGGAGCAGGGCTGCAGGAACTGGAGATTATAATTATGTTCAAAGAATCTCTGGTAATTCTATTAATCTTGTTCATCCAACTACATTTTATATTAATGGTGTAGATCAGGTACTTGCACCAAATAGAGTTACTATAGAAGTTTATCTAAAGGGTGAACCAATAACAAGAGATTCTACAAATCTTTTAGTTTATAGTCCTGCAATGCATACGATCTAATGATATAATGGAGAGATAATGGCTAAAGTACCGCTACCAGAACGAGGACAACCGCTAGATGTTACATACATCTATCAGTTGGCTGATACTATTAATGATCTGTCTACACAGGTTTCTTCAGCAACCTATAACTACACAACGGTAGATACCGTAAGCGCAGGAAAACAAAGCGTAAAAACATCTGAGGCTCGTATGATTGGCGGGTATGTTGAAGTAGCAAATAACTCAACAGTGTCAGCAGGAAACGAAAAAACATTTTCTTATGATTTTCCAAGCGACTTTAAGTATCAACCTATAGCAACTGCCACCCCAGTCAATATTGGTAATACCCCTGCTGGACAAAATGTAAGCGTTATTTTAAAAACAGTTACAACATCTAGAGTAGAAGGAATTGTAAGGTTTGGTGCTTCTGGAGATTTATCACTAGCAGTTAATTTAATTATTCTAGGCATACCAAACTAAAATTAAGGGTGGGAAATGGTTTTTTGCAAAAAGTGCAAAGGTCGTATGTTTGTTGACAGACAATACAGTACAACCGAACATATGGAGATATTCTGTATGCTATGTGGATCAAGAATGTTTTTTCACCCTCCCTCAGAAAGTGAGCAAGGTAGATGGATACTGCAAAAGGAAAAATCCAGAGCCAACAGTACAATAACGAGTCTGTAATAAAAGGAAATCAAAAGGTTTGGTTTTTAAATGGTGATCTCGTAAGGTTGTATCATAGTTCACGTTCTACTGGAATGGTAACAGTTTATAATATTAATAAAGATAGAATAGAAACATGTTTAAGATCTGATTTTAGAAAAAATAGACAAAGAGCCTATACTGTTGCTGAGACTGCTAAATTAATTAATCGTCATAGAAAGTATATGCCAAGTTTAATTAAACGAGGAGTCATTCCAAGACCAGTAGGTTCAAGCATTGATGGTAAGACTGGATTTCAAATTAGATCTTATTATTCAGAAGATCACGTTAGAGAGATACGTGCTATACTTGCAAGTATACACATAGGACAACCAAGAAAAGATGGACTAATAACAAATAATAGTACACCTACAAGCCAGGAGTTGACAAGGCGAATGGGAGACGGTATACTTACATATACGAAGACAGAAGATGGAAGATATATTCCAGTTTGGTCTGAAAGCATTTAAAATAGGAATGGGTGGATAATGGAAAACGATTCAACGAAGGTAAACGTAACACTTGGATATACTCTTAATCTGGGAAATTTCCAGTCACTAAGACTTGACCTTGGCGTTACAGATTCTGCAAAAAATGGAGAAACCGTAGATCAGGCTTTTGAGCGTGTCTATAAGTTTGTAGAAGATAAACTCACTGAGAAGATTAAAGAAGCACAAGAAGAGGCTGCCGAAGCATAATGGCTGAACGCAAAGACCGCATGGCTTTGCTCAGTAGGTACAGCAAGTTACATACAGCAAAGTATGAGCAGAAGCCATCTCTAAACTTAAACGTAGAACAGTGGGCTTCTGATGCTTTAATAGAATCTTATGGCATTAGCAATTGCTATGAAATTCTTGAATATTACTTTAGTGTTGCACAAGAACCGAGTTGGAATTATTTTGCATATAATGCAGAAAAAATTATTAATGGAAAAAAAGATTATCAGTTAGATTTGCAAGAGCGCAAAGAGCGCAGAGCAATGGCGAGGAAGTGGCTTAGTGAATAATACAGAAGCAAGAGTAATATCAGCGCTACTTGAAGACAAGCAAATGCATGTTTTGCTTCAGGCAAATGTTGAAAATCTTCTAAGAACACATAATGACATATGGAATTTTATACGTTTATACTTTGAAAACAATGGAAGTGTTCCACCAGTATCTTTGGTTGTAGAAAAGTTTAGAGACTTTGAACCAGTTGCTGGTATTGGTGCAACAAAACATCATCTTGAAGAATTACAAACTGAATACTTAAATGATAGCCTAAAAGATATTCTAAGATCTGCAGCAGGTGAAGTTCAGGGTGGAGAAGGAACCAAAGCCCTTGATGAACTAATTACTAAAACTTCAGAACTAAAAAAGAATACTTCTGCTATACGTGATATTGATGCAACGGATTTAGAGTCTGCCCTTGCATACTATGAAAATGTTCAAAAACAAAAAGAGAATGGTCAACTTGGGATTAAAACCAACTTGCCAGGTTTCGATAACTACTTACCATCTGGAATTATGCCAGGTCAACTTGGAGTATTCCTTGCTTATCCTGGTATTGGTAAGTCTTGGATGGCTCTATACTTTGCTGTGCAGGCTTGGAAGCAAGGTAAGTCTCCATTAGTTATTTCCCTTGAAATGTCTGAGACAGAGGTTCGTAATAGAGTCTTTGCAATTATGGGTGAGGGTGTTTGGTCACATAGAAAACTTAGCAACGGCGAAGTTGAACTAGATATGCTAAAGAGTTGGCATAAAAATAAAGTAGAGGGTAGACCAGAGTTCCATATTATTTCAAATGATAACGGTGGAGAAGTAACTCCATCTGTTATTCGTGGAAAGATTGATCAGTACAAACCAGATTTTGTTATTGTAGACTATTTACAACTCATGAGTCCAAACCAAAAGTCAGATAATGAAACGGTACGAATGAAGAACCTTTCACGAGAACTTAAACTTATGGCTATTAGCGAAGAGGTTCCTATCATTGCTATCTCATCTGCTACTCCAGATGATGTTAAAGACCTTAGCAGTGCCCCAACTCTGGGTCAAACAGCGTGGTCTAGACAGATTGCATACGATGCTGACTGGGTAATGGCACTTGGTCGTGCTACCAATAGTGATATTATTGAATGTGTATTCCGTAAAAATCGTAATGGATTTATGGGTGATTTTTTAGTACAGGTAGATTTTGATAAGGGATATTATCGTTATAAAGACTATGAAGATGGTAAGTAAGATGACTGACATATACACAGAAGATCAAATCAGAAGAGTTTTAAATGGAGTTGGTGTAGATGTTGAGGCTGAGTTTGGCAATGAGTTAATTGTATATTGCCCTTATCATAATAATAGTAGAACTCCAGCAGGTGAAATATCTAAAGAGCATGGAAGATTTTTCTGCTTTGGTTGCCAAGTCACAAAAGGTTTAGATGAATTTGTGATGACAGTATCTAATAGAACATACTTTGAGGCAGTTAGATATATTCGTAGCAAAGGACAAGAAACAGATTTAACAAGTGTAATCAACAAAACACTTTATAGTCCACCAGACTTTGTTCAGTACGATGAATTGTTAATTAAAAGATTGAACAATCAGGCTATGGAATCCCCAAGAGCCGTTAGGTATTTTGAAGGCAGAAAGATTACAAAAGATTCTATGATTAAGTTTGCACTTGGATATTCTGAAAAACAAGATTCAGTCACTGTTCCAATGCATAACCACGAAAGCATGTGTCTTGGTTTTGTTGCTAGAACAATTGAAGGCAAAGATTTTAAAAATACACCAGGATTACCTAAAAGTAAAATTTTGTTTAATCTAAATAGAATTAAAGCATCAAGCATAGTCTATGTAGTTGAATCATCATTTGATGCAATTAGACTAGATCAAATAGGTTTCCCAGCAGTTGCAACTCTGGGTGCTAATGTGTCTGTATCACAGATCAGACTATTAGAGAAGTACTTCAACAACGTTGTACTAATAGCAGACAACGATGAAGCAGGAGTTATCATGACTGAAAAGTTAATTGAAAAACTTGGGTCAAGGGTAACTGTTATTCATCTAGATAAAAAATATAAAGATATAGGTGATATGGATGATGAGTCAATAAGAAAACTTGAATTTCAGTTTGACAATTCTATATCGTCTATGCTAAACTAAATATAACAAACAAAGGAGAAATATATGAGCGTAGTAAAGGGACTCAAAAATATTAATGCCCTGCTCGACAAGCCAAAGTATGATGAAAACTCACCAAAGGTAAAGTGGCTAAAACTTGCCGATGGTCAATCAGTAAAAATTCGTTTCATTGAGGAACTAGATGAAGACTCTGCAAACTATAATGCAGAACGTGGTCTTGCTCTAGTTGTTAAAGAACACACAAATCCAAAGGACTATAAGCGTAAGGCTGTAGATACTATGGAATCAGAGGGTCGTGACTGGGCAGAAGAAATGCATCGCAAGGATCCAAAGGCTGGCTGGAGAGGTCGCCTTCGTTTCTATTGCAACGTCTTGGTAGATGATGGCATTGAAGCACCTTATGTTGCAATTTGGTCTATGGGTGTTAGCAAGCAATCTGCATTTAACACAATTCGTGAGTATGCTCTTGAAACAGGAAGCATCTCAAATGTACTTTGGAAAGTAAAGCGTAATGGTCAGGGAACTGAAACATCTTACACAATTATTCCAGGTGCACCAGATAAGGAGCCATTTGATTGGGCTGAAGTAAAACCTTACCCTCTTGAGTTAGCATTAAAGAATATTCCTTATGCTGAACAAGAAGCATTCTATTTGGGCTTTGACGGTCCATCAACTTCTTCTGCTACCAATATCGACTGGTAGTAGATGAATTACGTAGGCTTACACGTACACACACACTATTCATTATTTGATGGTGTTGCTACTCCAGAAGAATATATTGACCGAGCAGTTGAACTTGGTATGCCAGCATTGGCTATCACAGATCACGGAACTTTATCTGGGCATCGAGAACTGTATCGCATTGCAAAAGCAAAAGGTGTAAAGCCTATTCTTGGCGTAGAAGGATATTTTTGTGCTGATAGATTTGATAAGAGGGCAAAGGCAGAACGCACTGAGCCAACTGATATGGTCTATAACCACATTATCCTTCTCGCTAAGAACCAACTTGGTTTAGAAAATCTAAACAAGATAAATGAGATCGCTTGGACTGAAGGATACTTCAATAAGCCACGCTTTGACTTTGAGGTTCTTGAAAAGTACAGCGAAGGTATTATTGTTCTATCTGGATGTCTAAGCGGTATCATTGCAAAAGCCTTAGAGCACGGAGAGTATGCTCAGGCAAAGAAGCACATTGAATGGTTTAAGAGAGTGTTTAAGGATGACTTCTATATGGAGTTAATGCCACACAATGGTGCAGAGGTTAATAAGCAACTAGCAGATCTTGCAGACGAATTTAAGATTCAGACTGTTGTTACTCCAGACTGCCACCATGTTGATGAATCACAAAAAGAGATTCAAGAGTTTAAACTTCTTATGAATTCTCACGCAAAGGTTCAAAAAGATGTAACCTATGAAAAGTCTAAAAAACAAGATGGAATGATGAAGCGTCTTGATTATCTCTACGGAGAAGATCGACAGATGTCATTTAATAAATTTGATATTCACCTATTGTCTTATGATGAGATGAAGGTTGCCATGGAATCGCAGGGTATAGTTAGAGAAGACATGTACATTAACTCTATAGCCATTGCAGATAAGGTTGAAG